GATACAAAACCAAGTTTCAATGATTCAATTGTGCTTGATATACTGTTTATTACATCTTTAAAGAAACCGACTACTTTATCTTTTACACCTATAAATGCTTCTTTAATCGCACCAAATACAGAATCCGTTTTTTCAAAATCAAAGAGTTCTGCAAAAAGGTTGTATATTGCTGTACCAAAATTATCAACAACCTTGCCAACAAGAGTCACCACATTTTTTATCAAATCTGTTGCACCAGATAAAAAACCTTCTTCTCTAAATTTTCTAAAGGTTTCTTTAAGATTTTCAAAAAACTCAAAAAGATCATAGAGAGATTTTCCGAAAAATTCTTTTATGGCTTTTCCCATAGGAGTAAGAACGCCTTCATAAAATTCTATTCCTAGAGGAATAAGAGTGTCTTGAATAAAGGCAAGAGAGTCCTTGAATATTTTACTATCTAATATTTCTGGTAGTTTAGCAAGAAAAAAAAGAATTGCAGGGCCTGTTAAAAGTTGAATTACTTTTAGTATCGCACCAAATATGCCACCAATTCCTTTTTTGACCAATCCTCCTGCACCTTTTAAAGTGTCAGTATTAAATCCAAAACCTTTTCCTTCTTTATCTGCAGCTGCTTTCTTTCTCTTTCTCTCTTCTTCTGCAAGTTTTTCCTCTAGTGCAAACTTATTAATTGCAGCTTCTCTTGCAGTTGTGTCAAACTGCACCACCAAAAGATTAAAAATATTATCAAGAGTTTTTATAATAACTTTAAGAGAGTTTGTACCACTATTACGAGTAAGCTGACCTTCTGCTTTCAGTCGGTCTACAATCTTATCTTCTCTTCTATTTTCAAAATAAGGAACAGCCATTTATTTTACCTTTTGTTTTAATCTTTCGTTTTCTTCTTCAAGATGTTGAATAAGAAGTTGTACATATACTTGTCTTTCCCACGGCATCATATTTTCAAGTTCTGTCAAGTTGTATTTATGATGTTGAACCATATTAAAGTTAGTCTTATAGATATTTTGTAGACTATCGTGAGAAAGACTTATGAAAAAAAATTCTGAAGTCCTCTTATGTTTATAAAATCGTCTTTACCACACTTATCACATTTCCAAGTTACTTTATGTTGTAAGACAGGAAGTTCAGAGAAAAATTTAGCAACCTTTTCAAATTGAGATTGATTCATATCTCCAATAAACTTTCCTAACTCACCAGGCTCAAAAGTATCATAGAGTTGCTCTCCATCAAAAATACATTCAACACATCTTTCAACCATTTTCATAACTCTATCAAAGTCATTTGTTTCATCAAGTGATATTATATATTCTAATCCATCAATAGTTGGATAGTTAAATCGAACACCAATTGTATCTGTTATCATAATGTTTCTTGAAGCATCATTTCCAATCTCAGGAGGCTTAATTTGTTGTAAATTTATAGAAACCTTAGTGCTATGTTTACATTCATCTGCTTCACCATGCGATACTGAAATATCTGATATTTCTCCAACCGACTTTGATCTTAATTGTAAAAACAAATATTCAAAATCAAAACTTGATAACTTATCAACATCAACATCT